GTGCTGGTCATCAAGGGCGCTTCGACGCTCTGGTCTCTTTTGCGTACAACGCAGGGCTAGGGAATCTTCAACGCAGCCAGATCCGCATGAAGGCAAACCGTGATGACATCGAAGGTGCCGCAGATGCGTTCATGCAATGGACGAAGGCTGGCGGCAAGGAACTCCCGGGTCTTGTCAAGCGGCGCAGAGATGAGCGTGCGCTGTTCTTGAGGTAAGCACATGCCGCTGAAGACACTCCAACTTCGCCCCGGGATCTTCCGGGAGAACACTCGCTACGCAGCCGAGAACGGCTGGTATGAGTGCGACAAGATCCGTTTCCGGATGGGTCAGCCGGAGAAGATTGGAGGCTGGAAGCAGGTCAACAACAACGCCGGGAGCTTCCTCGGCATCTGCCGCGCCCTGTGGCCCTGGAGTGTCTACCTCGGCATCGGCACGAACCTCAAATACTACGTGTACTACGGGGTGTACAACGACATCACGCCGATTGATGTCTACACGCTGAGCAATCCGTTCACAGCAACGCTCAGTTCTGCAGTCATCACCGTTGCACATACAGCGCACGGGCGTCTTGTCGGCGACTACATTCAGTTCGACAACGTCACGGGCCTTGGCGGCAACATGACTCAGGCTGTGTTGGAGCTTGAGTATCAGGTGGCTACTGTCATCGACGCAAACAGCTATACCTTCAACGCCCGAGATCCCACCACGGGGCTGCCTGTGCTTGCCACTGCAGCGGACGTTTCGGGTTCTCCTGGCGGCGGCACGACGGTCCAGGCGCAGTACCAGCCCAACATCGGCACGGCCATTCAGTACCCCCCGCCCAGCGACACAGAGGGCTGGGGCTTTGGTTTGTGGGGTAGCGGCGGCTGGGGTGGCGACCCTGACCCGTTCGTGCCGGAGCAGATCGGCCTGTGGAACCATGCCAACTTCGGTTCAGATCTGATCTACGGCCCCAAGGGCGGCGGGATCTACTACTGGAACTCTTCTTCATCAACCTCGTTGACAACACGAGGTGTAAACATCTCGACGTTGACCGGTGCCAGCGACACGCCTTCTGCAGCACTGTTCCGCCTCGTCTCGGATGCTTCGCGCTTCGTTCTGGCCTTTGGCACGACGGACTACGGTTCGTCCACGCTCAACCCCATGCTCATTCGGTGGTCGGATCAAGAGTCAGCCGCCAACTGGTCGCCTTCTGCGACTACTCAGGCTGGAAGCCTGACGCTGTCCCGGGGCTCTGAGATTCGGGCTGTAGCACAGACCCGGCAGGAGATCTTGGTCTGGACTGACACGGCGCTGTACTCGCTGCAGTACCTCGGCCCGCCTATTGTGTGGGGCTCGCAGATCCTGGCTGACAACATCACCATCGTCTCTGATCGCGCCTGGGCTGTGGCGGCGGGCGTTGTGTACTGGATGGGCGACGAGAAGTTTTACGTCTTTGATGGACGGACGGCCACGCTCAACTGCGATATCCGAAAATTCATCTTTGATGATCTGAACACCAACCAGAACCTGCAGATCTTTGCCTCCACCGTGGAGCAGTTCAGCGAAGTGTGGTGGTTCTACTGCTCCGCGAACTCCACCGTCATAGATCGTTATGTCGTTTACAACTACGCCGACAAGGTGTGGTACTACGGCAGTATGGGTCGGACGGCATGGAACGATGCCAGCGTGTTTTCCAACATCCCGGTTGCGGCGGACTACAACAGCCAGCTTCTGTACCATGAGAGCGGTTGTGATGATGGGGCTACTGGCACATTTCAGCCCATCGAGGCGTACATCATCTCGTCGGAGTTCGACATTGATGACGGCCACAACTTCGGGTTTGTCACGCGGATGCTGCCTGATGTGACCTTCGCAGGCTCTACCGCAGCGGTTGAAAACCAGTCGCTAACCATGTCTTTGCTGCCTCTGCAAAACTCTGGCTCAGGGTACACGCGCGGTGTGACCAATGTTTCTGAGAGCGCCAACATGTCCGTGGCGCTTGAGAGTGAACGTACCGTGCAGCGCGACCCCACGGTAAGCGTGGAACGGTTTTCGGGTACGGTCACGCCTTACGACGGCAATCTCTACATCCGTGTGCGTGGGCGCCAGATGGCGGTGCGTGCGAAGTCTACTGGTCTGGGTGTTCAATGGCAGTTGGGCAAGTTCCGGATCGACCTTCGTCCTGATGGGCGCAAGTCATGACAATCTGGGCCAACATCATAAAGCGGTTCAGGGCTCCGGCCCTGCCGGTCGCAACGCGCACCTACGATCCGCAGTACTTCGACAAGCTGCTGAGCATCCTGCGGATCTATTTCAACCAACTGGACAATCTTCTGGAGCGCATCGTGGACGGATCTGCAACAACTGTCCCGGTATCAATTGGCGGCACCAACGTTGATGCGTTTGGCCGTCTGCGGATCAGCGCACCCTACACGCTCTTCGACAGCCAGAACCGCTACGCAATTGACAATCAGTTCGACACCAGCACGGCTACAGGTGGCTCAACCACGTACCTACCCAACGAAGCCTCGGTGCGGATGGATGTCACCACCTCAAGCGGGTCTGAAGTTGTCAGGCAGTCTTACAGGTGCATGCCATACCAACCCGGCAAAGGCTTGTTGTGTTTGGCTACGTTCGTCATGAACACCGCCAAGACCGGGCTTCGCCAGCGGGTGGGGTACTTTGGAACCCAGAACGGCGTGTTCCTCCAGCAAGCAGACAGCACCGTCTCGTTTGTCCTGAGATCGTACATCTCAGGCTCCGTTGACGACACCTCGCGGGCGGTCAACCAAGCGAACTGGAACGGCGACAAACTTAACGGCACTGGAGACTCAGGGTATACCCTTGATCTGACCAAAGCGCAGATCCTCTGGATGGACTTCGAGTGGTTGGGCGTAGGTTCCGTTCGGTGCGGCTTCATCATCAACGGTGAGTACATCGTCTGCCACACGTTCAACAATGCAAACGACATCACTTCTGTTTACATGACCACGGCAATTTTGCCGGTCAGGTATGAGATCACCAACACCGGAGCGACGGCAAGCGCTTCGTCCCTGAAGCAAATTTGCTCCTCGGTGGTTTCTGAAGGTGGGTACGAGCAGACTTCCATTGAACACATTGCCCGAAGGACAGCGACCAGAACTTCAATCAGCACGACATTCGTCCCGCTGGTTTCTATCCGGCTTGCTTCTACGGCGCTGAACGCAGTGGTGCTGCCTGTAAAATTTAACGTGATGCCAACCTCGACGGGGGATGACTTTGAGGTTATTCTGACAAAGAACAGCACCGGGCTGACCTCGGCCTCTTGGGCTGCGGTGGCAAGTGATGCCAACGTGGAGATGGACACTTCTGCCACGGCCATGACGGTAGGCACCATCGTAGATATCCAATACGTGAAGTCCACCAACCAGTCCAGTGGGACGATCAACCAGCCTGCGGCGTACAACTGGGATCTTCAGTTGGGTTCCTCCTTGACTGGGACGAGTGATAGCTATACGCTGGGCATCCGGGTGCTGTCGGGCTCCTCTGGCGCAGCCATCGGGTCTTTGACCTTCTACGATCTGACGCAGTGATGGCGTTCTGAGACTTGACTCAGTGAGGTAGAGATGTACGGTGACGCATCTGGAAATATCGGAGACCTCTCCGGTAATTTTTCTGATTCAGGTGGCGGTCCAAGCTCTGCGGATGTAGCAGCGAGTCTTGGACTAGATATCGGCACTCCTGGAACATCTACAGCTCCCAGTCTGGATCCGGCGGCGCTTGCAGAATCGATTGGGTATTTGTCGAACCCAATGGCGCCCGTTTCACTTGCAGAGCTTGCTGCCGCTGTTCAGGGAATGAATCTTGCCGGCAAATCCAGTGTGGACCTTTCAGGTATTGGTGGGCAACGTGAGCATTCAACTGGAGTTAGCTATTCTGATCTAGCTGCGCTTGCGCAAGCAGGTCTCGGGAAGATGGACATCCCGGGGTTCAATCAAAACGTAGAGCAAGCCCTCGCCGCACAGAACGTCCACAACGTCCTCAACTACGCCGCTCCCGCGTTTGCCGGTCTGATCCCTGGCTACGGCACGGTGTCCGCGCTTGGCAAGGGCATTGCAAACA